GCGAATTTTACGAAGCGGTCGCAGAGGACTTAATCGCCTTTGCGGCTGCGCACTTCGCGCCACGGCGCAACAATGATCCCCCGCCCGAAGAACCAGTCTTCGGCATCCACATCTGGGATTGGTTCGTCGAACTGCACAACACACGGCAGTCCGGCTTTGCCGCCAACCCTATCAGCTTTGGTGAGATAGCGTCCTTCTGCCGCCTCACCGGAGCGGCCATCAACCCATGGGAACTGTCCGTGATCCGGCGCATGGATCAGACCGTTCTTTCGATCATCAACAAGACCGGCAAGCCGGACACAGCACACCGCCAGACGACGGAGGCTGATGTCGCGGAGGCCAAGCTACGGATACGCGGCGCCGCAAGGCATCGTCGCGTCGTCAAACGCTCGGGGGATTGATCATGGCCGAACTTGCTTCCCTCGGCATTGAAGCCAAAACAAATGGCGTCGATCAGGCAACCAGCAAGCTCGACAAGCTCACTGGTGCGGCTACTCGCGTCGAGGCCGCCGTTAAGGGGGTGACCACCTCAAGCGCTGCGGCAGCTAAGGCTGCGGCAACACTGGCGAACGGAACGACGCAGGCCGGGCAAGCGGCAAGCAAATCAGAAGGAATGTTCTCCCGTCTATGGGCAATGCTAGGCCGCTTGACCGGCGCGTCGAATATGGCTGCTCAGTCGCTCGCCAAGGTTCAGAACGCAGCCAATGACAATGTCCCTCGTATGACTAGGACAGGGGACGCGGCGAACCTTGCTGCGCAGGGATTCGATATCGTGACGACGGCTGCCGGCGGCATGAATGCCGGTCTCATCGGTATGCAGCAGGGCTTGCAGGTCGCGCAGGTCGCGATGATGTCGACAGATGGTTTCGCGAAAACCCTTGCCGCGTCCTTTGCCGCGATGCTGTCGCCGGTCACCTTTGCAGCCGTTGCGCTGACCACACTGGCAGCCGCTGGCATTCAGATGGTCAATTGGAGCAAGCTGGCTGCGTCGGCGCTGACCGCGCTCGCTGGTAGTATACAGGTCATTGCGCCATATGCTGCTGCGGCTGCGGCTGGGCTCGCCCTGCTGTACGCCCCAACGATCATTGGAGGCATCATTGGCCTGATCGCACTCCTGGCACGGCTGTCAGTCGCTGCGGTCGGTGCGGCTGCCGCCATCGCTGCCGCGAACCCAGCTGGCGCGCTTGTGCTTGGCATGGTGGCCGCTGTCGCGGCAGCCAACGTTTTCCGTGACGAACTTACCCAGGTCTTCGGCGTCGATATTGTCGGTGCGGCGAAGGATGGCGCGAACCTCGTCATTGGTGCATTCGTCGCGGCGTTCCACGACCTCGAATTCTTGTGGGCTCAATTCCCTGACGTGATCGGCGCTGCTGCCATAGGCGCCGCGAACATGGCGATCAAAGCCGTCAATGCGATCGTGTCCGCGAGCGTCAACGCCATCAACGGGCTGATCCGCAGCGTTCAGACCGTTTTCAAGACCGGTGCGGCTGTCGGCGCGGGGATGGACGTCGAGAAGACCCTCGCCAACACCAGCGGCCTCGGTGGTTTCATCGAAGCGCCGCAACTGGATGAGATCGCGAATGAGGCAGCCGGCCGTCTAGCCGGCGCAGTTCGCACGCGCAACAAGCAACTGCAGAATGACCTCACCGCCGACTACCTCGGGACCATCGGGACTGCCGTCACCAAGGGTGCATCGGCTGCCTCGACGAAGCTGAAAGAGCTTGCGAAGGACATCACCACTGTCGACGAGAAGTCGAAGAAGAAGGGTGGCGGCGGCAAGACCGAAGCAGAGAAGTATTCCGACATCGTCGACGGCGCGAACCGTCGCATAGCATCGCTCAAAGCAGAGCAAGAAGCGCTCGGCATGACCGAGCAGTCGGCCGCCGCGCTGAAGTACGAGACGGATTTGCTCAACCAGGCGCAGCAGAAGGGGATAGAGCTTACAGCAGCACAGAAGGCGGAGTTGTCCGGCCTCGCCCAGACGATGGCCGCGACCGAGGTCGCTACCAAGAAGGCAAAGGAAGCTCTCGATTTCGCCAAGGACGCGACGAAGGGCTTCCTGTCTGACTTGCGCTCTGGTCTCGCCAATGGCGAAGGGCTCTGGCAGTCGTTCGGCAAGGCCGCGCTTAACGTTCTCGACAAGATCATCAGCAAGGTCGAGGACGAGCTCGTCAACGCACTGTTTTCGGCGGGCAACGCCTCGTCTGGTGGCGGCGGTGGAGGGCTGCTTGGCGGCCTGCTCGGTGGCATCGGCAAGATCTTCGGCTTCCGGTCGGGCGGCTACACCGGCAGTGGTGCTACGGGCAGGGCAGCCGGCATCGTTCACGGCCAGGAGTATGTGTTCAACGCCCGCGCCACGAAGAAGATCGGCATCGGCAACCTTGAGCGCATGCACAGCGCTGCAAATGGCAACGGATACCAGTCCGGCGGCTACGTCACCCCGATGCAGCCGGCGCCCCAGAACGGCGGCGTGATCGTCGTGCGGACCATCAACGAAGTCCGCAACGGCAATCTCGTGCCTGTCATGACCGAAGTGGCTGGCGAAGTCTCCGGCCAGAAGATCAAGGAAGCGTCGCCGCAGATCGTCGCGACGTCCGTCACCCGGGCAAATGAAACTGCCCCCGCAGCGATGGCGAAGTATCAGCGCGATACAGCCGGCGGCGATTACAGGACCAGTTGAAACATGGCTGACATTCTCGTGTGGCCGGTCGAACTCCTCACCCCTGAGGAGTGCCGGGCAAACATAGCGCCGTTCACGCGCTCCGGCGGGCGGTCTCTCGGCGGCGTCCAGACGGCGACCAGAACCGATCTCGGCTATTGGGCGGTCGATCTCGTCGACGTCGCCACATACAGCATGGCTCAGCGTCGGACATGGGAGGCCATTGGCCAGAAGCTCGGCGGGCGCGCTGGCTTGATCGCGGTACCGGCATGGTCGCGAGACACAGCCCCTTACGTTTCCGGCGAATATGAGCCGGTCGGGCTGGTTCCGCACGATGACGACACCCCGTTCGATGATGACACCGAGTACCAGCAGGGGGCAATTTCGGTCGTTACCGACGGCGTCACCCCGATCGGCGCAACCACGATCCGGATGCGCATCATCAACGCGGCGTCCGACTTGGTCGGCGTTCGCTTCTCCTACGAGCACGCGCTCTACAAGACGGGCCCGGTGATATCCGTCGACGGAGATATCTGGACGCTTCCGATCTCTCCGGCGGTGCGGGCGCTGATCCCGGCCGGCAGTGATCTGGAATTCGATGAGCCGACTTGCCTGTGCCATCTCGCTGACGATCGCGGCATGGACGCTGGCGTCAACTCGATTGAATTCGAGCAGCGCTCTCTCAGCTTCGTTGAAGCGACAGATTACTGGGCATCCTTGGTGGCGTGATGATCAAGTCTCTTCGTGTACTCGCCCAACTCGACTTCCCGTCGAAGGTGGTTAGGCTCTGGGACGGTTCGGGCGGCATCTTCATTGATCTCGACGGGAACACATGGCGGCCGTGCGTCCTGACGGAATCGGCGCTGGACCAGATCGAACTGGCCATCAATGCCGAAGCGTTCACGCTCTCGCTCGCGCTCGCAGGCATCGACCAGGAACTATCGAACGTCATCTGGTCGGACTATCAGGCCGGGGAAGTGATCGGAACTCGGGTTCGCATCCTGATCCAGGACTGCGACGAGTTCGACCAGCCAGTCGGCTCGCCGGATATCAAGTTCACCGGAACCATCGACGATATCATCTTCGACGATGCAGCTACCAACGATCAGATCCTGTCGACGATCACCGTCGAGATCACGAACCGCTTCACGCTGCGGACGCTGACCAATGGCGCGGTGCTTTCCGACGTGGACCAGAAGGCGCGATCAGCCGTGCTCAATCCGAGTGCTCCGCCTGACCGGTTCTGCGAGCGTATCCCGCTTCAGATCGACAACACGATCCGCTGGCCGAACTGGTGACATGGAACCGACCCTTCGCGAGTTCTTGCGGGCGTATGGTGAAAAGCCGTGGCGGCCCGGTGTAGATGTCGATTGCTGCCTCTTCCTAGCTTCGTGGGCGCTTTGGCTCGGCCATCCGGACCCGGCGCCGCATCTGCGCGGGACCTATGACAGCGACGAGGGTTTTCGCATGATCGTCAGCCAGGCTGGCGGCGTAGTGCCGCTGGTCTCGAACTGCGCCGCCCTTATTGGGGGACGACGCGTGCAGCGGCCGACCTGCGGCGCGATCGGCGTCATCGGTTCGCCTTCCAACATTCACCGCCAGTTCGGCGCGATCCACAACGGAGAGCGCTGGCTGGTGCGCTTCAGAAACAGCGTCGGCTCGATGGTGGCCACGCCTCTCGCAATCTGGAAGATCTGATGCCTGGTGTGATCGAACTGACCGCGCTGATTGTGTCGTCGGTGGCGACGTCCGTCGTCGGCGCGAACCTGCTCTATCTCGGAACATATGCGCTCGCCTATGCCGGTCTAGCATTCGGCGCGCAGGCTTTGCAGGGTCTCTTCGTGCAGAAGCCTTCAGTCCCTAAACCTGAAGACGGCAGCTATAACCTGAAGCAGCCGGTACCCCCGCTCACCTTCGCGCTTGGCCGCGTGAAGAAGGGTAGCGATTACGCTGCGCTCGAGGAAGTCGGCGGCGTTGCCTATCACATGCTCATTGTCGCAGCACATCGCATCAGCGGGTATGTGCAGCATTACCTGCATGATGACCCGGTGACCCTCACTGGTGACATCGTCACCACTCCCGCGAACTACAACTACAAGGGAGATCCGTACGTCAGGATCCATACTCGACTTGGGCTCGATGCTGAGACGGCCTATTCGCTTATGGTCACGGCGTTCCCGACAATCTGGGGTAACAACCATCGCGGAGACGGGCTGGCAACAGTCCTGATGACCTGCGCTACTGCCAGCAGCAAAGACTATCTCCGGGTATTTCCGAACCAGATGCCACAGCACTCGGCTGTCATCGATGGCGCATTGCTCTTCGATCCGCGTGTCCCTGCGCATGATCCGGACGACGACAACACCTGGGCGTTTGCGCGGAACCTGCCGCTGATGCGGCTCTGGCACCTTTGTCATCCGGTCGGCGGGAAGATGAACTATGCCGATATGTATTTGCCGGACTGGATCAACGCTGCCAACGTCGGCGACCAAGACGTGACCAACCGAAGCGGCGGGACCGAAAAGCGATATCATGGCGGCTTCTGGTTTCGGGCCAACAGCGACCCAGTGCAGGTTGGCCGGCTGATGGACGAGGCCGCCGAGCTCGTCGTGTACGAACGGCCGGACGGACTGATCGGCGTGCACGCAGGCCAGTATGTGGAACCGGATATCAGGCTGACGGCCAACGACATCATACGGTGCACCCACGACGTCAACCAGCGCCGCGCTTCGACGGTACTTGCGGTGCGAGGCCGTTTCACTGATCCGGGCAGCCGCTACAACACAGTGGATGCCGCGATCTACGGCGACCCGTATGCCGGCGAGGACACCGAGCGCACGGTGACTGTCGACAACCAGGCGATCCAAAGCCACAACCACGTCGCCCGCCTGCAGAAGCTGAAGTATATCCGACGCAATGCGCCACGCGTGACAATCGTTGCCCACTATGAGGCGGCGAAGAACGTTGCCTATCGCCGCTTCGTCCGCGTGCACCTGCCGCCGCGGCTGACGGAAGTGGTGGTCGAGATCACGGCGACGCCAAAGCTTTCGCTGAAGAATCTGACGATCGAATTCTCTGGCATCGTAGTGCCGTCGAACCTCTACGCTTTCAATGCGGCAACTGAGGAAGGGGCACCAGGAGCGAGCGTGACGCCGCTTCCGCCACAGGGCGTGCCGTTGCCCGCAAACTTCGACGTCTCGATTGCGACCGAGGTCGTCAGCGGCGGCGCGACGGCGGCTTACGGTCTCGCGACGTGGGATTTCGTGTCGGATTCGCTGATCTATGAATTGGAGTGGCAGCCGACATCAGAGATAGAGCCGCCGCGATCGGTGACCTCCCAGTCGGCAGAAACACAGGTCCGCTCCGGCTACCTCTCCGACGGCGTGCAGTATCGCTTCCGGCTTCGAGCCTGGTCGAACGGCGCAAGTTCGGAGTGGACCGATTACGAGATCCGCACGGCGACGGCTGACCCGGTTGCACCGGGCGTGGTCACAAACGCTGACCTCACAGGTGGCGTCGGCCAAGTGCAGTTC